CTGACCTAGACACTAATGGTCAAAACATTATTATTGATAGTACAAAAGCTATCTTAGACGAAAACTCTAATGAGCAAATTAAATTTGCTACAACAGGTTCAGCTGTTAACGAATTTTCAGTCACCAACGCAGCAACAAGTAATGCTCCTGCATTATCAGTAACGGGTGGTGACACTAACATCGACATGACTCTAACTCCAAAAGGAACAGGTAGAGTTACATTAAATGGCGGTGGAAAAATTCAACAAATAGCAGAGAAAGTAACTATTGCAGCTACAGGCACAACAGGTGTAACTAACTTCGACGTAATTACACAGTCAGTATTGTTACACACAACAAACGCTGCAGGTAACTTCACAGTTAACGTTAGAGGTGATGGTTCTAACTCTCTTGATTCTATCATGGATACAGGTGAGTCAATTACCATTGCATTTTTAGTGACTAATGGAGGAACACCTTATTACCAAAGTGCGTTTCAAATTGATGGAAGTTCAGTAACACCTGAATACTCAGGCGGTTCAGCACCTTCTTCAGGAAATGCTAACTCCATTGACACTTACTCGTACAGTATTATTAAAACAGGGTCTGCTACTTTTACAGTTTTAGCAACTCAAACACAGTTCGCGTAATAAAATAGGAGGAGAAAGATTATGCCAATAATTGGAGCAAGAGGCGCAGCCTCATCAGCAGGATTCGGAGGAATCGGAGGAGCAGCACCAAGAGCCCCTTACTCAGCTAGTTACTTAGTAATAGCAGGAGGTGGCCCAGGTTGGTTCTCAGGTCAAGCTCAAGAATCGGGTGGTGGCGGAGCAGGCGGGTATAGATCTGCTTATCCTTCAGACTCAGTTTCAGGCGGTGGCGGATCAGTCGAAGCCCAAAAAACTTTAAACCCAGGTATAACCTACACACTCACTGTTGGTAGCGGAGGACAAGATAGTACTTTTTCAGGATCTGATATTACAGATGTGTCAACAACAAGAGGCGGAAAAGGAGCAGGTCCTTATGACCCTTCTACATCTGGTGGATCAGGTGGTGGCGGAAATTCTCAAGGCAGATCACCTTCTCCAGGAACTGCAAACGAAGGTTATGCAGGCGGGTCTCGAGGCGGCGGCGGGGCCGGCGCGGTTGGGGGATCATCAGGCGGGGGCGCGGGTGTGTCTTCTACAATTACTGGATCTTCAGTTGCGAGAGCTGGCGGCGGAGCTACGGCCGGGGGAACCGGGGGATCGGGCGGCGGCGGAAATGGCGGCCAAGGAGACCAAACAGGTCAACCAGGAACTGCTAACACAGGTGGCGGATCAGGGGCTGGCGGGTTAGTTCCAGGTCAAGATAGGGCCCCAGGAAGTCCAGGTTCAGGTGTAATTATTTTAAGAATGCCTTTGAAAAGTTTTTCAGGGACAACTACAGGATCTCCAACAGAAGCAACGGATGGTACTGATAAAGTTTTAACATTCACAGCATCGGGGACATTAGACGGTTAATTATGGCACATTACGTAAAAATAGTTGATAACGTAGTTACTGAAAACATTGTGGTTCATAATAGTTGTGAACTAGATGAAAACGGTCAAGCATCAGAAGCAGTAGGAGTTGCTTGGGTCAAAAATCATCAAAATGATCCTGATGGAACTTGGTTAAAAACTTCTTACAATTCTAATAGAGGTGTTTATTACAAAGACGGAACAAACGTTCCTCATGAAGATCAATCTAAATTATTTAGAAAAACTTTTGCTGAAGTAGGATTTGACTATGATCCTGTTAATGATTGGTTTAAACCAAATAAACCTGTAGACTCATTTGTATGGAGCGACGAACATTGGGACTACAGACCACCACAAGCTGTACCTGATGACGGACAACAATACGATTGGAATGAAGAACAATACCAATCTACAGGTAATGGTTGGGTCGTAAGATCAGAATAATTATTTAAAAGCAGCGCCAGAAGCCCAACAGACTAAAGAGTTTCTTTCACCTTTTTTGACAGGTGTAACTTCATGCAACATAAAACTAGGAAAGACAACTAATAGACCTTGCTCTCTTTCTATTTTAGTTCCGTTTCTAGATTCATAAATTACAAGATCTCCACCTTTATATTTTTTAGGATCTGTTAATTGTATTGTACAAGATAGCTTTCTTACCATTACACCCGTGCCTCTATCAGTGTGAGCGAAGTAGTGTTGTTTTGGTCCGTAGGATGTAAATTGAAGAGACTCAGCTAATCCCCACATATCAAATTTATAATGTTCATGATTTAGCATAACCATAGCATCAACGACTTTTCTATATAACCAAACATAATCGTTAACAGGTTTAATCCAAGATATAGAACTATCTCGTGCACCTTTTATTTCAGCAGTTTCTTCAGGGTTTGTACCGCCTATTTTACCTTTAGTTGTAAACAAACTTTTACCGTATTTAACTATGTCATCACATTGTTCAGGTGTTAAAAAATTTCTTACCCACGCATACGGAGGCAGTTGATCTAAATGAAACGGCCATGCCGTTGTGTTCATTTTTATTATTTCATCGTATTTCATTTTTTATTCCTTTATAAGCTAGTGTTATTCTAGGTATTCCTTTTTCTTTCGGAGCTAGTCCACGATGCCACAACTTTGCGTTAAATACAACAAGTTTATTTTGTTCAAAAGTTATTTTATGCACCTTATTATCTTTGTCTTTTATTTCAAACAATCCCGAATCTTTTTTTAAAGTTGGCGTAACCATTAACATATAAGTTCTATCACCATCGTCTTTATGCCATCCTCCATCCATACCATTAAACTGCATATTGATGTATATTCTTTTGAATTGATTTACTTTAAATTTGTTAAGAATTTTATAAGTTACAAAATTAGTAACTCCATCAGTATGAACTTCTGTATAAAAGAACGTACCTTTAGTTATACCAGGTCTAGACGCATGGCCATATTGATGTTGAGTATTAATTAAATAATGATTTGTTAAATAATTTATAAAGTCTTTATCTAAAAAATTTTTGTATTCTTCTACAATCATCTCATTAATGGTCCTTCCATAAACAAAGCTAGTGTTTTTCTTTCTCCTGTTTCTACAGGCATAACCATATGATTAAGGTAAGATCTAAATACAAGAACATCACCTGGCTGAGTAAACTCATTTACGATATAAGGACCTGAATTAAAAATGTGAAAGGCACCACCTCTATATGGTTTAGTAGAAATATTAATTAAACAAGTTAACTTCATATCCTTGTATTGTTTAGTAGTCTGATCAATGTGCCACCCATAATTACCCTTAGTCTTTGAAGAATATAAATTATAATTAATAAAATCTTTATCTCTTAATGGATAAACAGAATAACCAAAATGATTATCATTTGTGTGTATAATTAAATTTTCTAAATCACCTAATAGATGTTTTATTTTACCCCAATAAATTAACTTGGTATCTACATTTTTAATTTTATTATTGTCATGATCTTTAGCTGCGTGCTGCTCTGGTTCATCACCGTCAAAATTTTTACGTGCAAAATTATCTATTTCTTTAACTTCGCTTTTTGTAAAAACGTTTTTAAAATACCAATAATCAGGTCTTGTGCTAGCCATATCTTTATTTCTATCTATTGGACAATTATAATAAATGCTTTATAAAGTCAATGTGAATATAAAGTTTGCGAAAGAATACTTAAATAATACAGTATGGAATCTTAATAACTCAGACTGGCAAGTGTCAGGTATTATTAAGAATAGGTCTAACGAAAACTTGAAGTTTGACATTCGTTTTTTAAAAGACTATAAACATAAAGGATCAGGAAAGATTATATCGGAAAAATCAAAAGCTGATAAAGTTTTGTTTGAAGATAAGTCCTCTTGGTTATTAATAGACACGAAAGAGTTGATAAAATATATGAAAGTAAAACAACTTAAACAAGTAACAATAGAAGAGTTAAAAGCTAATATAGATTGGACTATAGAATTACCGAAAGCATGAAACTAGATTTATTTCCTGTAACAGTATTTATTGGTAACGTTGATTTAAAAAAGATAAAATTAAAATCAGAAATTAACACAGCGTTTTTATCCAATACTCCTACGTCTATAGATAGTAAAAATGAATTAGATCCTGAAAGCGCTAAATATATTTTAAATGTCATTGGTAATTTATTGCACGAACAATACAAACATTTTAAATTAGATCTCTTAAGCATATGGAGAAACAAATATCAAAACAATGACTTTCAAGAACCCCACATTCATTGTAACTCAAAGTTTTCTTTTATAATTTACGAAAAAGTAAATAAGGTAAATACTGTTTTTTTCAATCCTGCTAAATATTTAATAGACTGTATAGGTGCAGATTATGTTTATAGAAACTTTACACCTCAACTTAAAACAGGACAAATTATTATCTTTCCTTCTTATGTTGAGCATATGGTAAATAAAAATTCAGATCAAGTAACTATATCAGGGAACCTAGGTTTTAAATTTAATGCATAAAATATACAAAAGTGAAACAGTAATTAAAAATAAAACTAAACTAGTAGAAGATCTTACCTATTGTAAAAATCGTAATTTATTTTCTAATTATACTTGGGAATACTACAAATATAATGTCTTTATGCTTAATCCAAATAGTTTACTTATGAATAAATTATGTCTTGATTTAAAAAAAATTGTTAGAAACTATTTACAAACCGAAGATCCTTTATGGATGCAATGCTGGTTAAACTTTCATAAACAAGATGAAATATTAGATTGGCATAATCATGCGTGGCCTTACCATGGTTACATAAGTGTAAGACCCCACAACACAACAACTGTTTTTAAAAATTTTGAGATTAAAAATAAAATAGGCAATATATACATCGGTCCAGGAAACTTAGAACATAAAGTAAGAATAGATAAAAAATTTACCACACCAAGAATAACAATTGGTTTTGATATAAAAACAATACACAACAAAGTAGACGAAAAAATGATGTCTCTAATGCCTATATAAAATGGACCCAATAAATTATATAAAAGTAAAAACTATCGGTATTAAACATTCTCACAGTAATTTGTTTGAACACAGTTATAATCTTTATTTATTGTTACAACACATGAACTGTCCCAAACATGTTTGTTTAGCCGGTCTGTATCACTCTATCTACGGCAATCAATATTTTAAACCACAGTTTGCTGTTAAGAGAAGTTTTATTAAAAAAACAATCGGTGTAAAAGCAGAAGCCTTAGTTCATAAATTTAATAACACTGAAAATAGAGACGAGTATTTTTTAAAACATGCTAACAAGTATAAAGAATTATTTTTAATTTGTTATGTTAATTTATTAGATCAATCGGAAGATATCGATGATTTGTTAAATAGATATGTAGAAAAGTATAAAGAAATAAATAAAAAATTTAAAATAAGCAAACACGTTAATGTTATAGATAATCTTTTAGATCAAACAGATTACTATAATTTATCTAGCGCTGTGTTAGATAAAGGTTTTCCTTGGTACTTTTCTGCTAGCAAAGTCGAAGATAATTATCCTCAGTTCGTACACAATTTTGTTTACAATAGTGCAGTCACTTCTGATTACATAAAATATTTAGATCCTATATTTGAAAAATTAAATGCTAAAAGATTATTCAGAGTTAAATTAAATTACACTTCTAAAACATCTAAGATTATTAATTATGCTTTTCATCAAGATGTTAACATAGCTTGTAAAACAGCAGTGTATTATATTAATACAAACAATGGATATACAAGAATAAAAGATGGTAAAGATATTGAGAGTAAAGCAAATAGAATAGCTATCTTTAATAGTTCTCTTGAACACGCAGGATCCTCTTGCACCGATAAAAATTACAGGATAATATTAAACATAAATTATTTATAGAATGGATAAAGACTTAAATCGTTATATATTAAAAACTAAGTTACTTACTAAAAAAGAATGTAAGACAGCGGTAGAAGAATTAAAAGATGCTAAATGGCATGAGCATTATTGGAATAGTCCTAGAGCTGGTATTACTAGCGATAACGGTAGCCAAGAACCTGAAACAACATCTGAACTTATACCCTCACATGAATCGATTATGAATAAACTACATCCAAAAATATTACAGTATATGAAATACATTGATCTTCCTTGGTATGACGCATGGAACGGTTACACTAATTTAAAATTTAATAAATATACAACTAATACAAAAATGAAAATACATTGTGATCACATACATGGTTTTCATAATTGTGGGCCTACAGGTGTTCCTATTCTGAGTTGTTTAGGATTGTTAAATAATGACTTTGAAGGAGGCGAAATAATGATGTTTGAAAATGAAAAAATAAAATTAGAACCAGGTCAGTTGCTTATTCATCCATCCAATTTTTTATTTCCCCATGAAATAAAACCTGTTATAAAAGGTTTTCGATATTCATTTGTAAGTTGGGTATTTTAATATGGGAATAAAGATATACAAAAATGTTTTACCAGAAGATTTAATTAAAGAGGTATTTACTTATTTAGATAATAATGCTTACAGAAATGTTTGGCGTTCAACAATATATTGGAAAGATAATTTAAAAGCTAAAAATCCAACAGCCTTACAAGTTACAGATCTTCCTATTTTTATGTCTGAAAGAGTTATTGATAATTTTGTAAAATTAAATAAATCTTACAAAAAATATAAACATCATTGTATGTTTTATATATGGCCACCTTTGAGTCACATTGGCTGGCACAATGATGGTAAATGGCAAATGGGTGCAAGTATATATCTAAACAAAGAATGGGATAGAAATGACGGAGGTTTGTTTTTATATAAAGAAAAAGGACAAAATAAATTTTATGTCCCTGAATATAATACTTGTGTTGTTAACACTGACCACACTGATCATGCAGTATCAGCTTTGGCTTCGCATGGTCCACACAGATTAAGTATTCAAATATTTTCAGAATGAGTAATTAAAAGAGATAGAGACTCTATTTTCTTTTGAGTTATTAACATCTACAGAATGTCTTAGCCAAGACGGAAATAAAACTAAAAAACCATCTTTAGGACTAACGTGCCATGCAGAAGAATTATATCTATCATAAGAATTAACATGTGTTCTTGGTAAATAGCTGCTCATCAAATCACCTATTGGATTTTCAAATATTAAATCTCCTGAGTCTTTAGGTGTTGATACATAATAAACTCCTGAGATGATAGCTTGAGGATGCATGTGAGATTTATTACTACAACCAGGTTTATTCACATTAACCCATAGGTTTGACATTTTAATATCTTTTTTAATTCTTAAAGAAGAAGAAAAAACTCGCATAGGTGTTTCTAAACTTTTGGTAAACTCATTTATAATCTTATCAGGTTTATCTAGTAGATTAGGACTTTGATATCCACCCGCATTAGATTTAATCACCGAAACTTTTTTCTTAGATAAACTTAAACACAACTTCTTGAGTCGTTTAAGATCATTAGGAACTTTAGTGTTTAAAGTTGGGACGGTGAATAATTCTGCTATCTGTATCACTTACTGCCTCTATTCAATTCTGTCATTGGAAAGTACATTAATAATAATTTAAATTGATAACCATTCTTCTATCTGAATTAGTTTGAGATACAGCTCTGTGTTTAATAGCTGAATCAAACATAACAATATGATTTGATTTTGACTGAACCATTTTTCTTTGTTTTCTTGACGCGCTATATTTATAGCTGCGTTGAAACTCTGTATATCCATTATTAGAATTTACATAAAATATGGCAGTCTTATGTTGTAGCTTAGGATCATTGTATTGATCAACATGCCAAGATGATTTTATTTCTTTACCCTTGTTAATCGTAAGGTTAGCCCTAATATTTATTATCGCTATAGGTTTTAAATACTCCACTATAGGAGCTACCAAATTAAAGTAATCCGACTGTATATTATGACTCCAATAAAAAGGATGATAAAAATAAGAACTGTCTTTCACACTAGCTTGATGTGGGTGATAGAACCACGGAAACTTTTCAGACATCATTGTGTCATGTAATGTTTGAAGATCTCCTAATTTTAATACTGCTTCTTTTACAATCATAAAAACCTACTCCATGAAACAACCATTCTTTTACTAAAAGAGTGTGCAGCGTGAGGTGTTCCTTTAGGTATATAAATAGCACCACCTTCTGATACTTCGTATACTTTTTGTAAACTAGGAAAAGAATAATATGCAGATCCGCATAAACCTATGATACAAACATCCTCATTATCTGAGTGAGGATTACCCATGCTACTTTTAAACGATGTAAAAATATCAGGTCTAAAATTTTTATCATCTAAATTTTTGCCAAACACATTAGCAAGCTGTTCGTGTAAAGAACTAATTTTAGGATGCCTTCTTACATCGAAAGTTTCAAAGACGTGAGAAAACACATCAGCATGATTTACACCAACATCAGGATTATGTTTTATCTCTGATCTAAAGTGAGACAAATCTAAAAGCTGAAATAAATCCTCAAAATAGAAGGGCGATTTGTAGTCGACAATATTTTGAAAATGGACTATATCTCTTGGTAGAGGCGTCGTATTGAAGAATTTAATAAACTCTGATTTTAGGGTATTTTTTTCTTTCATATTTAATGTGTACTATACTAATTATTAATATATAATCAAGTTATGGCTTTAAAAAAGGTAAAATTTCAACCAGGTTTTGATAAGCAAGGGACTCCTGCCGCATCTCCAGGTAAATGGATAGACGGAGACTTTGTTAGATTTAGATATGGAATACCTGAAAAGATCGGAGGATGGCAACAAATAACCAATGATCAAAATACATTACCAGGTGTAGCAAGAGCTCAACACACATGGACATCTTTAGCCGGAGAAAAGTATGCAGCGATTGGAACTTCTCAAGGTTTGTTTTTATATTACGGAGGTGCATTCTATGACATTTCGCCTTTAGATGCTGCTCTATCTGGCACCGGTACGTTTACAACTTCAGCTGCAGCTGGGGCCACAGTAACAATTAATTTTACAGGTCATGGATTAGAACCAGGTCGATATATTGTTTTAAGTTCTGTATCCATAGGGGCCAACACAACTTTAACAGCAGACGATTTTACTGCTCACCCTTTTGAAGTTTTAACTACTGCCACTAATTCTTTTACCATCAGTTTAACTAATCCTGCTGCCGGTGTTACAACAACAGAGAACAACGTTACAGGAATGAGCGCTGGTGGATCTGTAACCGTTACCCCATACACTGAAGTGGGACCTACAACTCAAACTACAGGTTATGGTTGGGGCACATACTTATGGGGCAATGGCACATGGGGAACAGAACGAGCAACTTCTAACGTTATTCTTGAGCCAGGTAATTGGTCTCTTGATAACTTTGGAGAAATATTAGTAGCGACAATTGCTAACGGTAAATCTTTTACTTGGGATGCAGGAGCAACTAATCCTAGAACTATAAGAGCTGCTGTGATGAGCGGAGCGCCAACAGCCTCTAGACTAACCATTGTTTCTGAAACAGACAGACACTTATTTCACTTAGGAACCGAGACAACAATCGGTAACTCATCAACACAAGACCCTATGTTTATTAGATTCTCAGATCAAGAATCTACGTCTGTATATGCACCTACAGCTACAAACACCGCTGGAACTTTTCAATTAGATAAAGGCAACAAGATCGTAGCTGCTGTTCAAGGTAAAGATTATATTTTAATATTAACCGATCAAGCTGCTTATATCGCTCAGTTTGTTGGACCTCCATTTACTTTTAGTATTAGACAAGTTGGAACCAATTGTGGTTGTCTCGGACAACACGCAGTTGCCTTTGCGCAAGGTGCTGTTTATTGGATGGGTCTTTCAGGCGGATTCTTTCAATACGATGGTACGGTAAAACAATTACCATGTTTAGTAGAAGACTTTGTATTTACTACAGGTGATGGAAATTTAGGTTTAAACTTTAATGCGAGTGAAATTGTTTACGCAGGACATAATAGTTTATACACAGAAGTAAATTGGTTTTATCCAAAATCAGGATCTACACAAATTGATCGAGTGGTTACTTATAATTATGGAGAAGCGAGTTGGTATACCGGATCACTAGACAGAACCACTTATCAAGATGCGGATGTTTATAGTGCACCTTACGCTACCGATTACATTCCAAAAGGATCTACGGATTCTAACAGTCCTTCGGACGTGCCGTTGTTCCCTATATCAGGAATTACCAACACTTATGGGTCAACGGTCTATTATGCTCATGATGTAAATGTAGATCAAGTTAATAGCACCGGTACGAGTGCCATAGCTGCGTTTATCCGATCATCTGATTTTGATATTGATGATGGTGAGTTTTTAATGTCGATGAGAAGATTTATTCCTGATTACAAACAAATAGTTGGTAACTCTTTAATATCATTATTTATTAGTGACTTCCCGTCACAACAACAGTCAGTGTCTCCACTAGGACCATTTACTGTTACAAGCACGACAACTAAAATAGACACAAGAGCAAGAGGCAGATTGCTAAGTGTAAAAATAGAAAACGAATCAGTTGGTGAGACTTGGCGATATGGATCTCTAAGACTTGATGCACAACCCGATGGAAGGAGATAACTATGCCATTAACACCTAAAGGTAAAAAAATTATGAAGTCTATGAAAAAACAATATGGTAAGAAAAAAGGTGAACAAGTTTTTTATGCTTCAAAAAATAAAGGTAAAATTAAAAGAGTAGATAAGAAGAAAGCATAATGCCTAAAATCACAGCTTACATTCCTGAACCTGCAGAGGATTATAATCCACAGAATCAAAGACAGATTGTACAGTCCTTGACAACAATCAAACAACAGCTTAATACTACATTTCTAAAAGAACAAAAAGAAGAACTAGAAAGGTTTAATTTTTTTAATGGCTAATATTTATTTAAATGCAAAAGCCGATTTAACAACTACAGATCTAACTACTCTGTATACGTGTCCGTCTAATTCTAGGGCTATTGTAAAATCTTTATTAGTAACAGAAGACGCTAACTCTGGAACAGAGATCAACGTTACATTAGTTAACGCTGCTTCAGCTATATTTAATATTGCAAAAGATAAAACTATATCAGCTAAAGCTACAGAACAGATTTTAACTGAACCATTAATTATGATGGAAGGCGAATCTTTAAAGGTTCAAGCAACTCAAGCTAATGAGTTATTTGCCATAGCATCAATTTTAGAAATGAATAGGGATGACAACTAGAATAAAATGTGAAACTGTTTATACTTGGCGTAACAAGAAAACAGGAGAAGTTTTTAAAGAAGAGAAAGAAGGACCCGATATTGTAAAAGACTGTACAGTAAAGGTAGATCCAAAAGGATTAGAAATAATACAGAAAGTAATGCAACAACAGAATGATAAATCAAAAGCCTAAAGGTGGAACTGAATTACAATTAGAATATCTATCTAACTATGTTGATAAAGAACTATTAGATAAAGTGCAGATAACAACCTCTGTGCCTGAAAAAATTCCACTACATCCAACTAAACCGAATGTATTATGGCAAAAGAATTCTTGGGATCAACCAAACATTTTCCCCTGGTTCAATGATTCCAAGAATACCACTAAATATGATATGTACGTATTTAATTCACATTGGAACTTAGAACAATTTCGTAAAAAATTTAAAATGCCTTTAGATAGATGTACTGTAATTAAAAATGGTATTGATAACATACCTGTAAGAAAACCATATCAACAAGGTGAACCTATAAAACTTATACATCATTGCACACCATGGCGAGGGTTGTCCGTATTACTTGGTGCTATGCAGCTTGTAAAGAGCAACGTAACTTTAGATGTGTATTCAAGCTGTGAAGTATACGGAAAAGATTTTGCAGAAAAGAATGATCCACAATATCAAGGTCTATACGATCAAGCTAGAAAATTAAAAAACGTAAATTACATAGGATATAAACCTAACAGTTATATTAAAGAACATTTAAAAGATTATCATATGTTTGTGTATCCAAGTATATGGGAAGAGACTTCATGTATCTCGGCTATTGAATCAATGGCTGCGGGTCTTTACTGTATGCTCACGGACCTCGGAGCTCTCTATGAAACTTGTGCCGAGTACGCTTTATATATTCCTTATGATAATAATTATCGAGCTTTGTCTCAAAAATTTGCTTACGCTATCGATGCGGTTGTGCCTACGTTGTCCGATCCTTCTTTACACGAACATTTAATGTTACAATCAGAATACGCAAGAAAGTATTATGGTTGGTCTAAGCAAGCTCTCAACTGGAAACGAACATTGGAAGGATTAATAAATGCAAAATAACGAACCGATATGGTTTGGTGAAGGTGTTGAAACAATAGACCTAACCAATAAACCAACTATGGTAAACCCTAAATATAAAATTATGGTGTGTACACCGATGCACAGTGGAGCAAGTATTCACTATGTTCAGTCTATGCTTAAATTTCAACAAGCCTGCATTATGAAAAATATTGTTGTTAGTTTTACTTTACTTAAATCTTCACTTGTTCAACAAGGTAGAAACTTATGTGTAGCTGATTTTATAAACCATAAAGATAATTATACTCATCTTTTGTTTATAGACTCCGATATTGATTTCCAACATAAAACTATATTTACTATGTTAGAAAAAGATAAAGATATTATAGCATGTCCTTACCCTATGAAGTTTTTAGATTGGGATAAGATGTTTAGAAAGCTTCAAAAACATGGAGCTAAAAATCCGGACCATATGTCTAAGTTAGGTTTTACTTTTCCTATAAAAATGAAAGATCCTAAAAAATTTAATGTAGAAGAAGGGTTAGTAGAAGTTACTCATGCTCCTACAGGATGTATGTTAATTAAAAGAAGTGTTATAGAAAAGATGATAAAGGCTCACCCCGAGTTAGAGATCTATCAACCCACTTTTATCAACGGTAAAGAAACTAAAAAGCCTAATATGTATAACTTATTTGAGTGTTTGCATGACCCTAAAACTAAAAGATACTTTGGTGAAGACTTCGGTTTCTGTCAAAGATGGCTAGAAATGGGCGGTAAAACTTATCTTTATGTCTTAGACTACATTACTCATGTAGGAGATCATCAATATTGTGGTCGTTTTTGGGATGAACTAACCGATCTTAAAACAGTTGACCCTGTTAAAAAAATCAAATAAAGTCATATATTACAGGATTCTGCGCCTGCCTAACAATAAATTTAACGGAAATTATGGCTATATCAAGATCACAAATGAGAAGACAATTATCAAATCGGGGAGGTATCACTAACCTTTCACCGAGACAAAACTTTGGTTTAGGTAGTAAACTTAAAAGATTTGTACGTAAAGTTATACCTAATGAAGTTTCAAAAGTAGCCTCAGCAGCAGCTCCCTTTGTTGCACCGTTTAACCCTGCTCTAGCCGCAGGAATGGCAGGCATAGGATCCTTTGATCAAACAGGAAGTTTAAGTGATGCATTAAAAAGAGGTGCATTAACTTATGGTGGTGGCCAAGCTGCAAGATATATAGGTGGTGCAGGCTTTCAAGGTAATCCTTTTGAGGCAGGTGGAGCGTTTACTCGATCTGGTTTTACATCAGGTTTTAGTTCTCCGTTAGGAACTGAAACTGGTCTTGGTAAATTTTTTGACAAACCTGGAGCTCCAATAAAAGAAGTTCAACCATTAGGTTATGAAGCTAGTGAAGTAGCATTGACAGGAGGCAGCCCTGTTATTGAAGCTAGTGAAGTAGCTTTAACAGGAAATACAAAAGAGACAGTTAAGAGTAGTGTTTTTAAAGAAATGTTAGAGAATCCAAGTATAGAGAATATTGGTAATGCTGCTGTGCAAGGCGCAAAAAAATTAGGTAAAGCTATTTTCTATGACAAAGACGGTAACTTAGATAAAAATGTTTTATTAGGCACTATAGCTTTTACAGCTTCTTACGCAGAGGCAAAAGCACTAGCCAATGACGTTGGTGTAGAACTAACAGAGGCAGAATACGATGAAGCAACTAAAGCTGAAAAGAAAGCAGAGTATGCAGCTAATCTTCAAAACTTTTATGGTGGTAAAAAAGAAGGTGGTAGAATAGGTTTTTCTGAGGGATCTTTTGATATAAAAAAGCAAAATACAAACTTTTTAATTCAACTTGTTAGAATGGGAAGAGGAACTCCGGAGATATTTGAAGAGTTAATGTTACGAGATGTTAAAGGAATTGATTCTCTTATGTTAGATGAAATTGGTGGTAAGAAATTAGACAAACCAACAGAAGTCTTTCAAGTTAATGAAGAACAATTAGGTATGTATGATCCTAGAAAAAGAAGTGTTATAGAAAGTTTTTTATATGATTTAAGAGAAAACAACCCTGACATTTATGGAAATTATAAAGAGCCTATGACATTTAGGCCTGTAAAAGCTCCACCGTCAGTCTATAAAGCTCCACCGTCAGCTTATAAAGCTCAAGGCGGAAGAATAGGTTTTAATGAAGGAACTAAATCTTTTTTTGAAAAATTTAAAGATTCTTTAGATGTTTTTAGACCAGGTGCAGGTATAACTGGTTATGATGTAGACATGGAAGCCATGGAGAAAGATGTTCGTGAAAATCCTGAAATGGTAAATGAAATTACAAACATAGAGTTTGGTGTAGGAATACCTGACGAGCCAACAGACCAAGGTCCTTTCATAAGATTTGATAAAGAAAAAGAAGAAGCTGAAATGTTAAAAGAAATATTAAGAGAACTAGAAGCTGACGGTGGCAGAATAGGTTTAAAAGAAGGAACAGGTGGTAAAAAGAAATATGGCTTTGGTATCGAATCAGCTGTTAAACAAATAGATCCTTTGCAAAAAGGATTTGGAGATTTAAAAACAATGGGTGGTGGTTTACCTTTAGTTTTTACAAGATTAGAAAAATCTTTTTTATTTAAAAACTTAGCTAAATTAGGTGGAGCCGACAGATCTTTTACAATGCCTCAGCTATATAGAATATTAAGTAATCCAAGTAAGTTTCCTAAAGATGCTCAAGCACTAAAAGCTTTCTTAAAAATCAAAGGTTTTTCTAAAGGAGGAGACGTAGGAGCTGTGAATGAGATACCCGTAAGAAAAAATAAAGTAGGCGTTGAAGAATTAGATATGAGAGCTTCAGGAGGCTTTGTTCCTATAGGAGTAAAAGAAAAAGCAGATGACGTTCCTGCGATGTTATCTAAAAATGAGTTTGTATTAACAGCCGATGCAGTTAGAGGCATAGGCGGAGGTAGTGTTGAAAAAGGCTCAGAAAAGTTATACAACTTAATGAAAACAGCAGAACAAGTAGGTAAAGCATAATGGCAACAACATACGAAACACTTAGTAGACGAGCACCCTTTTTAGAAGCAGCTCAAGAAGAATACATAGATTTATTAACCCAACAAGTAGGTAGAGCTCCAGGTTCGGCTGGTGTTCCTACATTAGCTGAATTGGGTCCACAAGTTGCTGGTCAAAATGTTTTAACTCAACAAGCACAACAAGCGGCAGCCACTCAAGCAGGTCTTGGTCAATTAACATTTGGACCTGAAGGACAACTGACGGGAGCAGCGGCTGGCACAGGCGTTGCAGGCTTTCAACCATTCTTAGATCAAGCAGCAGCTTATTCGGGTCCACAAGCTTTTCAATCTTTTATGTCTCCGTATCAACAACAAGTTATTGATACAACATTAGCAGAGTTTGATGTACAGGCGCAAAGAGGTATACCTGCTTTAAGAGCTCAAGCGATTGGATCAGGAGCATTCGGTGGAGGAAGAGAAGGAGTTGCCTTAGCAGAGTATCAAACAACATCAGATAGAAACAGAGCTGCTTTACAAGCACAATTATTACAACAAGGATTTAGTCAAGCTAATCAACTGGCCTCACAAGCGTTTGCACAGCAAAGAGGATTAGCCTCTTTACAACCATCTTTAGTAGCAGCTAATGTTCAACAGTTAGGTTCAGCAGGTACAAGTGGTTTAGCTTTCAATCAAGCATTATTAGATGCAGCACAACAAAGAGCACAGTTAGCTTATCAAGAACCTATTAGCAGATTAAATGTTTTAGGCACAGGACTAGCGTCACAAGCAGGCGGTATACCAATATCTACACAAACTACACAACCAGGTGCAGGTGGAGGCACTGCCGGTCCACTATCACAGGCTCTTCAAACAGGCTTACAAGCTTACGGCCTAGGAACAATATTCGGAGGTAAATAATGATATTAAAAAGACCTTCTTTTAGACGTGGTGGTAATTCAGGCATAGCGATGCTAAGACAAAGGTATCAAAGAGGAAGTAATCAAAACTTTTTAAATCCAGGAAAATCTCAAACTGTAGCAGACTTTTACAAACAAAAAGGTGAAAGAATGGAACAAACTGGTAAGGGTATTGCAGAGTTTCTTAAAGCTGACCCAAGAGGTTCTGGCACATATAGAGGATATAAGATTCCTGAAAGACCACCAGTTGTTGCTGAAGCAGTTATACAGGACCAAGAAACAGAGGTAGGAAACTATCCTCAAGAATTTCCAACTGCTGCAGAAATAGCAGCTGTAACAGTAGAAAAACCTGAAAAAGAAATTACTAAACCTCTTGATAGTTCTATTACTTTAGATCCTAAAGAGGAAATAGCAAAAGAAGCAGAGTTTATAAAGGATCTATTAAAAAATGAAAATCTTACAAGAGGTGAGAATGCCTTAATATTGGCAAAAGCTATAGGCACACCAGGTTCAATATCTGATAAAATAAGTAAAGCCGCAGATCTAGCTTTACCCGTTGTTAGAAAAAGAGATAAACAAGATAAGGCAGTTACTTTAAAAGCTTATGAATTGTTTAAGAAAAAAGAAGCAGAGCAAGCTAAAGCTGGTCAAGATACTCCACAAATAAAAAATGTTAAAAGAATTGCTTTGGCTAAAAAAAATCAAGGAGATCCAAGACCTATAGAGGTTATTGAAGATGAACTTATAATTAAACAGGGAGACGCAGACTCTTATACTAAAAAAATCATAATATCTGCATCAGCAGAAATTATTGGTTATATGAATGATATTGATAAACAGAGAAGAAAATTAGCTACTGAAAACGCTAAGAAAAAACCAAATCAAAAAAATATTGATAAGATAAATAAAAAAATTGTTGAATTGCAAGGAGAACTAGGACAATTTACAAAACTAAAAGGTTTTGAAGATATACTTCCAGGTGTTAAAAAAGCATATTTAGCTGAAGGTGGTAGAGTTAATAGAGCATTAGGTACACCAAAAGAAGAAGTAAAAGTAACAGAAACAGTTGTTGACACACCAGGTGCTCCTACACCAGAAAGACAAGTTCTTAAATTGTCTTACGCTGAATTAAGAAATAAATTACCAAAAGAAATATCGGATGACATTGTTGAGTTATTAGCAAACAGTACAGAGGCACTGCAAGACTTTGCTTATATTACAACACAAGATGATGTAAGTAATTTTAATGTTAAATATGGAGTCAACTTAGTCATTCCTCAAACAGCATAGGAGAAAAATGGCTTTTGAATCATTTAAGGGCTTTAGTAATAATCAAATCGAACAGCCAAGAGGCAGTGATGTTGGCTTTACAGATTATCTCATAGATGTTCCTGTTGGTGCTGTTAAAGGTTTAAGTCAAGCTGTTCAAGGTTTGTTATCTTTAGGTGCAATGCCTATCGACTATCTTGCTAACACAGATCTTCTTAATGGCATAAATGAGCTTTTTGATAAAATAACACCTGACACTAAAACTGCTGTAGGTGATATTACATCAGTCATCGCACAGTTTGGTATTCCGTTTGGTGCAGCCGTAAAGATAGCAGGTGGTATCACAAAGTTAAAAGGTATAAGCACCATGACTCAATTGGGTTCTTTACCAACTAAAGCAGCTAAAGGAACAGAACTTGTAAAGAGAGCAGGATATTATGGAACTCTTGGTGGTCTTACAGATTTTGCCGTATCAACACCAGGTAAACTTGGAACAATTTCAGATCTAACAGGTCTCACACAACAAACAGATTTTGAAGGACTAACAGGTAAAGATAGAGCCGTTGAAGAATTAAAAGGTAAATTAAAGTTTGGTGCTGAAGGTGCATTAATTGGAGGTGCAGTCCCATTATTACCAACAGCAGCAAGTTTAGGATTTAGGTATGGTATTGTGCCTGGTGCAAAAGTTGTAGGCACAGTAGGTGGTAGAGCTTTAGAATATGTGGTTGATAAACCTTTAACGTTTGCGATTAATAGAATTGTAGGTTCAAAAGAAAAAAGTATCTTACAACAATCTTTACTTAAATCAGGATCTCTTATTCAAAAAGGAGCAGAAAAAGCTGGACTCGCTGGTGATTGGAGACACAGACCTATAGAAGGTGGAGCAGTGTCTTATGTAAAAAGACAACTTACAAGATTAGCAGATCAATTTAAATCAGCTAAAGGTTTAACAGGTGAATTAAAATCTGTGCAAGACACTGTAGTAACTTCAGTAGCGGCAAAAGAAAAAACATTAAAAAGTATAGCAGGTAGAATTGATGATGCACAAAGAGCCTTAATTAAAAATTTTAAAGTTAAATTTGATAATGGTGATTCTATTTTAAAATTAAAAATAGAAAACAATAAAGTTAAAGATTATATTTTAGCATCAGGACAAACAGCTGATGATATTTTAGCAACTATACCAAAAGACATTCACAAAGATGTAAAAGCATTTAAAGATATTATTGTTAAGACAAATGATAAATATAAAATTTTTGGTGCAGATCTTAAACAAATGGCTATGTTAGATTATGATAGTTACGCTAAACAGAGATTTGGTGCTTTTAATAATAAAAAATTTAGATTTAATCCTTTACTAGAAAACAAAGCTTTTGATTTCTTTAAAGAACAAATTAAGAAAAACCCTGAGATGATGAGTGCTATAACTAAATCTGCTGCACAAACCAAAACTAGTGCAGACGTAATATTAAATCAAAGAACAAAAGATGCTTTATTAAACTTCAAACAAGACGTTATAAACGGTAATAAAGATCCAGAACAAATGTTTAAAAACATAGCGAAAGCTGCAAACTTTGATCCTAAAGATGTATTAAAGGGAAACGCACAAGTACCAGATGTAATTAAAAAATTATTAAATGTAGAGGAAGGTGCAACTGTTGGTGAATTAGCTTTTAAAGGTGTTACAAAAGATGTAACAGGAAGAAAGATTACAAAAGATGTAGAAACATTTCTTACTTTGAACGCAGGGCTTGATGTCGTATTAAATCAAAGTAAAAATATGTACGGTAAGTTAGGCTTTGATGATTTTGTTAGAAAAGGATTAAATACACCAGCTAATCCAAGAGGATTAATTCACACCGATGAATCAATAGCTAGATTAAGATTAGATAGAAGTTTTAAAAATTTAAATAATCTTCAAAGAATAGGTGCTAGAGAAAAATTACCTAAGATTGTCACTACAAGTGAATTATTCAACGGTAATTATTTTGCAGCTCCTGAAATAGCAAACGCATTAGTTGGTGCAAAAGAAATTACGTCAGGATTATATAGTATCCCTTTTTATAAATCATTTATGGCTTTAAAAGCAGGAGCACAGATTTCTAAAACTATTTTATCTCCGATGACTCAAGTAAGAAACTTTACAACAGCTTCTATGTTTCCGCTTGCAAACGGTTTAATAGGAGGTCGAATAGGATTTAAAGATGCATGGGGATTAACAATAGGTGATATTTTTCAAGGGGCTAAAACAACTCCTGAAAAAATTGCTAAGATAGAAAGACTTATTGAACGTGGAGTTATTGATCAAAACATAAACGTTCAAGAGATGAGAAGAGTTTTAGAAGCGACTAAAGATGGCAGAATAAGTTTTAATAAAATGATGAACACTCCTATCATGAGAAAGCTTACAGACATCTATCAAGGTGCTGATAACTTTTGGAAAATATATACAGATAACTTTTATCAAGGTAGTTTAAAATCTGCCTTTGGTGATCCATCAGCTATAATCACAGGAGCAAAAGCAGGTACGCAAGCAGCTAAGAATGCTGATACATTTTTTAGAAATTACGATGATTGGTTTAGAACTGTTGCAGGTAGAGAATTAGATAGAATAAATCCTCTAACAGGTTTACCTAAAACGCCTTTAGAAGTAGCGGAAGAAGCGTCAGCTTATCTCGTAACAAACACTGTGCCAACTTACAGTAAGGTGCCTATGATAATTGAAAACATTAGAAACTTACCACTAGGTAATTTCGTAGCGTTCCCTGCAGAGATATTAAGAACTACATCAAATATTATATCAATCGGTGCAAGAGAATTAACAAGCACAAATCCTTTTATAAGACAAATGGGTGCAAGAAGACTTGTAGGTGTTTCTACAGTATTAGGTGGCATTGGATACACAACTAAAAAAGGTGCACAATATTTAACAGGTGTGGACGATGAAACTATGGATTCTTTTCAAAGATCTTTTGCTCCACCGTATCAAAGAAACTCTACATTAATTCCCATGTCTGCTCCTGATGAAAATGGTAAATTTAAATACTATAACTTTTCATATTCTAATCCGTATGACACTTTAGTTGCGCCTGCGAACGCCGTGTTAGCAGCGTTTGGTGAAGGAAGATTAAGAAAAGACAACGTAACTTCAATTGTTATGGATGCCTTGTTTGGCGGTGCTATAGATCCAAACAAAAGAAAAGGTGCTATTACAGAATTTTTACAACCTTTCATTACCGAGTCTATTGGTACTGAGAGAGCATTTGACGTAACTGTAAGAGGTGGTCGAGACTCTAGAGGTAAAGTAATTTACTATCCTCAAGATGGTGCTGACGTAATTATTGCAAAATCTTTAAATCATATTTTAGGTGGTTTATCTCCCGGTGCAGTAACATCTTCTACAAGAATATGGGATGGTGCAACAGGTAGATTTAGTGACTATGGAACTCAAAAAGATATGAGTGATGAAGTGGTGGCTCTGTTGTCAGGAGTTAGAGTTGAAGAAGCAAAACCTTTGGCTAGTGTTCCTTTTATTCTTACATCATATGGAAAAGATAAAAGTAATATTAGAAGTAAATTTTCAAGAAGAGCCTACTCAGCACGAACTACACCTGAAGAAAAATTAGGAGCGTACTCTCAATATGTTGTGGAGAGTTATGATTCACAAAATAAAATGTTTCAAACAATTCAAGACGCAACGAATTTAGGTATTGATGAGAGAACTTTAAAAAAATTATTTGAAAAAAGATTAACTAAAACAGAAACACGAGCTTTGTTTAGAGGTGAGTTTAAACCACCAGCTTATAGTAAAGATGCTTTCAAAGCCACTGTAGAAAGACTCGAAGCTGAAAATCCACTTGAGGCCGAAAAGATAGAGGAACAAAATGACGTGGTCATGGATATTTACAATGATGTTCAAAGAGATTTAAGAAAATTTGAATTGGGTCAATCATTAACTGACTTACAACGTGAATTAGATGAATCTTTAAGTCCAGGTGTAGAAGAAACAAGAGATCTTAGAAGCGATCTAGTAGCACCTACAACTGGTATTGAACAAGTAGCCGAATTACCACCGCCTCCACAAATAGGAGCACCGGTGAATCAACAAGTAGCTGCGGCAGGTAATACTGTAGGCAATCAATTTAATTTATTTGCAAATAACCCTAAAGCAAGGATATTATTTCCTTTTGGATAAACTATGATTACTGAAATTAAACCTATACAACAATTACAAGATATATATCAAAGTAGCTTTTTTAGCCCCGTGCGAACAGGTGTGGATTTTGTTGCTAAAAATTTAACAGGTCTGCCTTTGGTTGGAACAATAGCAACAGGCATAGGATCTTTAGTCGGTCCCATGTCACCAAGAGATCAACTTATGCAATCAAAATTTTCTGTGGGCGCTAACCCTCAATTAGTTTCTACTTATGGTGATAACAGAGGCGGTAATATGCCAGGTCAAGATCCTTACGGTATAAACACAGTTTCAGCTTTTGGAAATTATCCGGTGTATGCTCAAGAAAAAGTTGCACAGTTAGCAGCCAAAGGAAACTTAACACCTTTTCAACAACAAAAATTAGAATTTTATCAAGATGTTGTTGACGAAGAAACAGCACGAATAGATAGAGATTATCCAGGCGGAACAACGTTTGATTTCGCTGAGTATGAACAAGACACAAATGGAGGAAATGTAACAACCAGTCCTACTACAGAAGGTAGAGCTGCGGAAAGTTACTACGATTTATAATGCCAAACGGAAAACCACCAAAAACAACCGGCGAACATTTAGTATCTCTTTACGGGTATGTAACAGGATTTAAAAAACAAATAGATCATCTACATCAAGACATAAGTAAACTAGAGAGAAAAACAGACAGTGTAATTTATTGGATTATAGGTGGAGCATTTACAACAATACTTACACTCGTAGGTTTATTTAATTTATTTATAAATTAAAGAATACCAAGAACTTTAAAAGTTATATAACAAGAGATAACTATTAAGATAAAGAACAAAAAATCTGGCTCGTTCATATCCAATCTTTTAATTCTTCCCCCATAATTTGAGAAGCTATATTAATTTTTTTACGTAAAGCTTTTACTATCTTTTCATCAACAGTCTTTTCACAAATAATATCCACGTACGTCATTTTTCTTTTCTGACCTATACGATTTATTCTAGCTTCTGATTGTGTTCTTTTCTCAAGATCATAACCGTTTGAATAATAAACCATCGTATCAGCTTCCGTAAGTGTAATACCATAACCACCGGTCTGTGGTGTACCAATAATAAATCTAACATCACTATCAGGATCTTGTATTTTTTTAATAGCTTTTTGTCTGTCTTCTGTAGATGTATCACCATAGTAAGTAACATATGACTTATCCCCAAATGTTTTTTTAACATGTTTAACTATTGTTTCTATATCGTTCCTCCAATGTGCCCATATTACAACTTTACCCTGTGCTTCGTTTAACACATCAATCAAAGCATTAACTCTGTCGTTTTTAATTTCTGTAACTTCACCCGTATCCGATTTAAAATGTCCACAAGTAATTTGTTGTAGTCTCATAAGCTGCACTAATGCTGTAGCTGTGCTCATTGTTTCACCATCTTTAATAGCCAGAGCCATTCTTTTCATCTGATCATAGAGTCTTTGTTGATCAGGCGTAAGCTGTATAATTCTTTTCTGATAAGTATAAGCGGGTAGATCTAAACATTCTTCCTTTAATATACGGAAAGAAAAAGGTTTTAATTTCTCTGATAGCTCTTCTAGATTTTTATATCCCACTACAATCTGTACAGACCTACCACCAAAATTAGCCGTGGCCATTTTAGCGTATCGAGTTCTAAATGTGTAATAAGATGAATGGCCTAATAACCAAGGATCAAGGAACTCACATTGTTTGTATAAATCAAGCGGTGATTTAGTTACCGGTGATCCTGTAAGTATTCTTCTATATTTAGATTGTTCTCCAAGCTTAACAATATTTTTAGTTCTTTTAGCATCGGGATTTTTAATAGTTGTGGACTCATCAATAGCCATCAAAGTATTATGTGATCTTAAAAATTTAGCGGCAAAGTCAACCCCTTTTTGAGTTGAAAAAGCTTCTACGTTCATTACTAAAATATGAAGCTCCTCTCCTGTTTTGAATAAAGTGCCTAATTTTCTTGATTGACTTTTAGTAATATTGGATTGCCATAACACAACTTCTTTATCAATATGATCAGCTAAATGTGTGGGTATCTCACTATCAAACCAATTTTTATACACACCTTTTGGTGCAACTAACAAAGCTCCATTAATCTTGCCTTTGTCATAAAGCATAGCGATATTGTCAAGAAGCACCTTAGATTTACCCGTACCCATTTCCATAAAGTACGCAAATACTTCTTTATTCCAAGACATTTCTAATGCCTCAAGCTGATGCCCATAAGGCTTCGTTTTAAAT